ATTGAGCTTGTTGAATACAAAGCTGAAGACGGGTCAGAGTTTTTTGATGATAACGAGGAGTTTTAATAATGATTATTACCATCAAGAATGATAGTGGCGAAACAGTTTATGATGTTTCAAAGATAGAAAATAGTGATTCCAGAATGAATGCTAATGTTAGTATAAATAAAATGGGAACATTAAATACTTTAGTTGAAGCACTAAACTTTGCTACACAAGGACATCAAAGTAATCTTGAAACATTACTAGCTGATTGTCCTGAATCTATAGTTGAAACACCAACAGAAGACGGTGGACCAACTATTAAAGAAGAGGAAACTTCAACCGAAGAAGACTCTTAATTATAATGAGGTGTATGAAAATGCACCTCGATTTTATAGGAGATAGAATTGAATACACAATTTGTTAAACATAAATTACCATGTCCAAAATGTGATAGTAGTGATGCTGTTTCATTAAACGACAATGGTTCTGCAAAATGTTTTAGTTGTAATACATTTTTTCCAGACTATGACAATGCAGATAGTGATACAGTTATACCAATGAAACAACCTGAAACATCATTTCTTAATTCATATACAGGAGTATATGGAGCTTTGACTGATAGAAATATATCAGAAAATACTGCAAGAAAGTTTGGTGTCAAAGTTATTAAAGATAACAATGGTCAAGTTAAACAACACATCTATCCATTTCACAATGGTAGTGAGATAGTTGCAACTAAGACTAGATATGTAGACAATAAAAACTTTGCATGTAATGGTACATTTCAAGGCACAGGTTTATTTGGAGAACAACTGTATCGTAATAAAGGTGGTAAGTATCTCACAATAACAGAAGGTGAATGTGATGCTATGGCAGTCTATGAATTAATGCAAGGCAAGTCTAGTGTTGTATCTATTAAACGAGGAGCTTCATCTGCTGTTAAAGACATAAGAGAAAGTATTGAGTTTGTAGAAAGCTTTGATAATGTTGTCTTGTGTTTTGATAATGACAAGGCAGGTATTGAAGCTGCAAGACAAGTAGCTAGAATACTCAAGCCAAGTAAAGCTAAGATAATAAACTTACCAAATGGATATAAAGATGCTAATGAAATGTTAGCCAAGAAAAAGTTCCAAGAGTTTTCAACAGCATGGTGGGAGGCTAAGACCTATACACCTTCTGGTATTATGGAACTATCTAGTAAAAAGAATGATTGGTTAAACAGAGAAGTAAAAGAAAGTATTGCATATCCTTGGGAAGGTTTAAATAAAAAGCTTTATGGTTTGCGTAAGGGAGAACTTGTTACTCTTACTGGTGGCACAGGACTTGGTAAGTCTAGTGTGACTAGAGAACTTGAACATCATCTTATTAAAAACACAAAAGATAATGTAGGTATTATAGCATTAGAAGAAAACTGGTTAAGAACTGCTGACGGAATTGTATCTATTGAAGCCAATGATAGAATATATTTATCAGAGAAACGAGCTAAGTATACAGATGAAGAACTACATAAATTATTTGATAATGCAATACAAGAAGGTAGAGTATTTATTCATGCTCATTTAGGAGCAACAGACATAGATGAAATCTTTTCTAAACTAAGATATATCATTGTAGGTTGTGAATGTGATTGGGTAGTGGTTGACCACTTACATATGCTTGTCAATGTATTAACAGAAGGAGATGAACGCAGAGGTATTGACATGCTTATGAATAGATTGCGTAGTCTTGTTGAAGAAACAGGTGTAGGTATGATATTAGTATCACATTTAAGAAGAGCTGCAGGAGACAGAGGACATGAGAAAGGTATTGAAGTATCATTATCACATCTTAAAGGTTCACAAGGTATTGCACAACTATCTGATTGTGTGATAGCATTAGAAAGAAATCAACAGGCAGAAAATCCTGATGAAGCTAATATAACTAAAGTCAGAGTCTTGAAGTCACGATATACAGGAGACACAGGTATGGCTTGTAGTTTAAAATATGACATAGATACTGGTAGATTACATGAGATAACAGACGAGGAAACATTTAGTAATGAAGATTATTTTTGATATTGAAACTGATGATTTAAATGCAAGTAAAATATGGTGCATTGTAGCTAAAGAAATAGAAGGAGACTTTTATAAATTTGGACCTGATAAACTTGATGATGCTCTTGAACTATTAGCAAGTGCTGATACTTTAATAGGACATAACATTATAAGTTTTGATTTACCAGTATTAAAAAGATTATATGGTTTTAGATATTCTGGTAAAATAATAGATACATTAGTTATGTCTAGATTATATAATCCTGTTAGAGAAAATGGACATAGTCTTAAGACTTGGGGTTATAGATTAGGTATTCCTAAACAAGAACAACCTGAGTTTGATAACTATACTCCACAAATGTTAGATTATTGTGAACAAGATGTTAAACTTAACGAAGCAGTTTACCATTATTTAATTGATGAAGGTTCTGGTTTTAGTAAAAAATCATTTAATATAGAACAGTTAACTGCTGCAATTATGTCACAACAAGAAAAATCAGGATTTTATTTTGATAGTAAACAAGCTATGACTTTATTAGCAGAACTAAAACAAAATATGGCAGATGTAGAAGATGAAGTTCAGAAAACATTTAAACCTAAATGGGTCGATGATAAGTTAGTTACACCTTATATAAAGAAAGACGGAACATTATCTAAGCGTGGACTTACTGATGAAGAGTATGAATCTATACAAAAGTCAGACCATACTCAATCTTTTATGAGACAGAAGTTAGTTGAATTTAATCTTGGTAGTCGTAAACAAATAGGAGAATATCTTATAGACTTTGGTTGGAAACCTGAAAGGTTTACTCCTACAGGTCAACCTATTGTAGATGAAAGCACACTTAAAAAGATTACACATATAAAAGAAGCTAAACTTATTGCTGACTTTTTGTTATATCAAAAGCGTATAGCTCAAGTATCATCTTGGATTGATGAAGTTAAAGATAATAGAGTTCATGGTAGTGTAATACCTAACGGAACTATTACAGGTAGAATGACACATAGAAGTCCTAACATGGCTCAAGTTCCTAACATACATAGTCCTTATGGTAAAGAATGTAGAGCTTGTTGGTCTGTTCCAGAAGGATATAAACTTGTAGGTATTGATGCTAGTGGATTAGAGTTACGAATGTTAGCTCATTACATGAACGATGCAAACTATATTGAAGAAGTAATTAATGGAGATATACATTCTACTAATCAAGAACTTGCAGGACTTAAGACTCGTGACCAAGCTAAAACATTTATATATGCTTTAGTATATGGGGCAGGAGATGCAAAGATAGGTAGTATTATTAATGGAGATATAAAGAAAGGTAAAGCTTTAAAAAATAGATTCTTTAGTAATTTACCTGCTCTTAAAAAATTAAGAGATAGAGTTCAACAAGCTGCTAATCGTGGATTTTTAAAAGGTATTGACGGAAGAAAAATATATGTTAGAAGTCAACACGCAGCATTAAATACTTTACTACAAGGTAGTGGTGCTATTGTTATGAAACAGGCTATGATAAACTTATATCAATTAATAAAACTTAATACTCTTGATGCTTGTTTTGTTGCTAATATACATGATGAATGGCAACTACAAGTAAAAGAATCTCAAGCAGATGCTGTAGGTAGAATGGGTGTTGAAAGTATTGAAAAGGTAACAGAGCAATTTAATATGCGATGTAATTTAACAGGACAATATAAAATAGGAGGTAATTGGAGTGAAACCCACTAAAAAAGATAGAAAAAAATTCGATATTGATTTACAATATGGTAAAATAAGAGAAGATAAAATAGCAGAGATGATGACTAATAAAAAAATAGAAGTTAAATCTGAAAGAGGAATGTGGATGAAGACAGGTAATATATGCATTGAGTATGAATCATATGGTAAACCTTCTGGTATTATTACTACAGAAGCAGACTATTGGTTTCATAATCTTTGTATCGGAGATAATATATTTTGTACATTTATATTTGATGTTCCAAAACTTAAACAGCTAATAGAAAAATTAGACTTTAAGAAATCTGTAAGTGGTGGAGACCATAAAGCAAGTCGTATGTGGCTAGTTAATATACAAAAATTATTTACATCAGATGTCTATAAAACATTTGAGGATTTAGAAAATGAATAAACAACTTGACAAATCTAAATTAGATAACTATAATAAATTTACATCAGAGTCTGGACATTGGTATACCCAAGAGGGAGAACCTATGTATACTCTTATTGGTGCTAATGGTAAAGAAAGAAACACCACATTAAGAGATGCTAAAAGTTTAGGACTCGTTCCTTCTGTAACTACTATTCTAGGTATGGTTGCTAAACCTGCATTAGAAAATTGGAAGATTACACAAGCTATAAAATCTGCAATTAATTTAGCAGCTAATTATAATGATGAAACATTAGAATCATTTGTTTATAAATGTAAATCTGATGCTAAAAATATAGGACTAAAAGCAGCCGAAGAAGGAACTAAAATACATGCTCAAATAGAAAAAGGTTTTCTTGGTAAAGGTAAATCTAAACCTTACAAAATTATTAAAGCATGGTTAGATGAAAACTTTCCTAATGAAGATTGGATAGCAGAAGATTCTTTTTGTGCTAATCAAGGTTATGGTGGCAAAATAGACTTGTATTCAGAGTCCGGTATTTTTGTGGACTTTAAAACTAAAGACAACCTTAAAGGCAAAGACCCTGCTAGATTAGTTTATGATGAACATGGTATGCAACTCTCTGCTTATGCTCAAGGCTGTAATATAGATAATCCTACAAGAGTGTCTATATTTGTTGACAGAGCTGATACAAGTATAGTATTATGTCATATATGGGATGAAGAGTCTCATGAAAAACATAAAGAAATGTTCAATAGTATATTAAGATACTGGCAGTTAGTAAAAAATTATGAGTGGTTAAATGCCTAAAAGAATCTCTAGAAAACCTTGACCTAAAAAAGTTAATGTGCCTAAAGGTTATGATAGTAAATGGGAATATGATATGCATCAATCTATTTTAAAAAAATGGAAACATCATAATAATAAAATAGATTATATTGTTAAACATAAATACGAACCAGATTTTATAAAAATTATTAATGGACAAACAATATTATTAGAAGCTAAAGGTAGGTTTTGGGATTACGCTGAATATAGTAAATATGTTTGGATAAGAGAGGCTTTATCAGAAGAGGTAGGAGAATTTGAGTTAGTATTTTTATTTCAAAAACCTTATGCTCCTATGCCACAAGCTAAAAAAAGAAAAGACGGAACTAAAAGAACTCATGCTGAATGGGCAGAAACAAATAATTTTAAATGGTATAGTGAAGAAACTTTACCAAAGGAATGGAAATGAAATATAAATTTAATGAAGATAAAATAATAAAACAAATAAAAAATCATATAGATGATACATATAATCAACATTATGCAAATCGAAAGTATCAGGCTACTGATATGATATTAGATGCAGGACATGGAGAAGGTTTTGTAATGGGTAATATAATGAAATATGCTATGAGATATGGTAAAAAGAAAGGACATAATGATTTAGACTTGTATAAAATTATACACTATGCTATAATAGCTATACATTTAAATTATCAGGATTGGGATGGAGAAATAAAATAATGGTTGAAGATAAAATAGGAACTAAATCTTACTTAGGAATTGTAATAGATTATGATAAAGAAAAAAACTTTGATAAATTTAGTTTAGATACATTAAAAGATAGATACTTTTGGGATGAAGAGACACATGCCCAAGAAGCATTTGCAAGAGCATCAGTATTTGGTGCAACATATAAAGGAGAAACAGATTATGAATTGGCTCAAAGACTTTATAACTACAGTTCCGACTGTTGGTTCATGTTTAGCACTCCTATTCTTAGTAACGGGGGAACAACTCGTGGGTTACCTATCAGTTGCTTTCTTAATTATGTTCCTGATAGCAGGTCTGGTTTATCTGCTCACTATGATGAAAATATATGGTTGGCAAGTTCAGGTGGAGGCATTGGTGGATTTTGGGGAGATGTTAGGAGTAATGGTATATCTACTACTCATGGCTCTAAATCAACTGGTTCTATTCCATTCATGCATGTAGTAGATTCTCAAATGTTAGCCTTTAATCAAGGTGTTACTAGAAGAGGTTCTTATGCTGCTTATATGGATATATCACATCCAGAGATTGAAGAGTTTATAAACATTAGAAAAGAATCAGGTGGAGATATTAATCGTAAATGTCTTAACTTACACAATGGAATAAACATAACTAATTCATTTTTAGATGCTGTTAAAAATGATGAAGACTGGAGATTAATTGACCCTAAAACTAATGAAGCTGTTAAAACTATTAATGCTAGAGATTTATGGTTTCAAATAATAAATGCTCGTGCTGAAACTGGAGAGCCTTACATGATTAATATTGATACTTGTAATGAGGCTCTTCCCAAAGAACAAAAAGATTTAGGATTAAAAATAAGACAAAGTAATTTATGCTCTGAAATAACATTACCAACTAATGAAGAAAGGACAGCAGTATGTTGTTTATCTTCTGTTAATTTAGAACATTTTGATTCTTGGTCTAAAAATGAAAATTTTATATCAGATTTAATTACTATGCTTGATAATGTAATAGAACATTACATAGAAAATGCAGTAGATACATCACAACTCGGAGGTTATAGTGCAAATTACAACAGATTTAACAAATATATTAAAGAAGGTAAAGAGGGGTATACTAAATCTGCCTATTCGGCATATAGAGAAAGAAGTCTCGGCTTGGGTGCAATGGGTTTTCATGCATATCTACAATCTAGGAACATACCTTTTGAGGGTATTTTCGCAACTGGCTTTAACCACAAAGCTTTTGTCTATATTAAATCAAGGGCAACTGAAGCGACTAAAGAGTTGGCTATTGAAAGGGGAGAAGCTCCTGATATTCATGGTACGGGTCGTAGAAACGCTAACTTACTTGCTGTTGCTCCTAATGCTAGTAGTGGGATTATATGTAGTGGTACTTCTCCTAGTATTGAGCCTTATAGAGCTAATTGCTATACTCACAAAACTTTATCAGGCACTTATCAAGTTAGGAACAAATACTTGGAAAAGATTTTTAAAACAAAAGGATTAAAAGGTAAAAAGCTAGAAGAAACATGGAAGGACATTGCAGGGTCTGACGGGTCTGTACAACATTTAGATATTCTTACTGATGATGAAAAAGAAATATTTAAAACTGCAAATGAAATAAATCAGATATGGGTTGTTGAACATGCATATCAACGACAACAGTTTATATGTCAAGCACAATCTGTAAATTTATTTTTTACTTTACCAAAAGCAACTGAAGGTCAAGACATACATGATGATTATATGCAGTATGTAAACGATGTGCATTGGTATGGTATGAATAAACTTAAATCACTCTACTATTTTAGGTCTAACGCAGCTAGAAATGTAGAAAATGTAAACATTAAAGTTCCAAGAATCAAGTTAGATGATGTGGAATGTATAGCCTGTGAGGGGTAATATGAAAGTAGAAATATTATATGATGCTTTGTATGATAAATATAAAGCGAAACAAACAGAAGCTTTATGTAATCTTCAAATGTATTTTATGGGAGGTGTAGGTGTAGCAGACCATCCTGATACAGTAGAAACTGTAGCTAAATTATTTGAAAAATACGCAGATGCAACAGAGTATTTAAAATTATTAAGGGAGAATAGACATGAGTTTATT